AAGAGAGCCGCACTGACAGGATGAACCGCGCGGCCATGTTGGTTGAGAAGTTTGGACTCAACCCACTGGATGCACTCCAAGTGGAAGGGTTTACCGAGATTGATCCCAACATGATCCAGGAACCGGCCGGCCAGCCGGTTGAGCCTGCTCAGGTTGCACAACACACATCCCCTCCCATGCTCAGGATCGTGACCAACGATCCACAAGAGAGCCAGACCAAAGCACGGCCAGCTGTTCGCTATCGCACTGGAAGGGATGAGAAGGTTTGTGAGATCTGCGCTCCACTGGATGGCCGCGTCTTTGCCATCAGATCTGATGGGAGCCATGCTGGTCCAGAGTTGCCTCGGCATGAGAACTGCCGGTGCTACTATGAGGGAACCACCACCAAGGCCATGGATGAGGATCAGGAACTTCAGACCAAGCCCACTCCAGCCAAGTATGATCACATTGACTTCACTCCCACCAAGGGGATGGTGGCTGAGGCCAAGAGAGCAGTGGCATGGATTGAGGAAGGCTTGGCCGGTGATGGCATGACCCAAGGGACTAAAGTGTGGGCAACTCGAGTGGCCAATGGTGGGGATATCACCTTTGAAAAGGCCAAGAGGATGAGAGCATGGTTTGCCCGGCATGAGTCAGACAAAGACGGCGAAGGGTTCAACCCTGGAGAACCGGGTTACCCATCGGCTGGCCGTGTGGCATGGGCTGCATGGTTCGGTGATGCTGGCCAAGTCTGGGCTGAGAAGGTTGGCCGGCAGATGGATGCAGCCGATCAAGCAAAATCTATCGGCATGCTGGCCGCTAAAGATGGAGGGGAGATGACACACCGTTTGGGTCTTGTGCTCAAGAGGATGGCCATGGATGATGATCAGCCTGATGAGTTGATCCAATCCCGGTTCAAGTTCATTGCTTCCACTGCAGATGTTGATCGCATGGGAGACATTGTTGAGCAGTCATGGAGGCTGGATGCCTTCAAGAGCAATCCAGTGATCCTCTGGAACCATGACTCCAGCCGGCCACCGATTGCCAAGGCTCTGGATGTGGATGTGCAAAACGGCCAGCTCTTGATTGAGATGGAGTTTGACATGGCTGATCCCTTTGCGGCTGAGGTTGCTGGCAAACTGCAACGTGGCTTTCTCAATGCTGGATCTGTGGGGTTCTTCCCTGGGTCTGTTGCCTATCGGTCAGATCTTCCCAAGTCCGATCCACGCTACTCAGAGAGCAGCATGGGCATTGTTGCCTCCAACAATGAACTGGTTGAGTTCAGCATCACCCCGATCCCAGCCAATGCCGGCGCCTTGTTAGCGGCCAGTGCTGGCCAGCCAGATGACCAGCAGATCCGTGAGATGCTGGCCAACCCGGTCACACGCCGGCGTATCCATGCCATGATTGGTGATGACACCAACACCAAATCAACCAGCCATGCAGACTCTCTCTCATGGCTGAGAGACAACCAACCGGCGGCCACTGGTCTGCCATTTCTGAAGGAGTCCGAATAATGTTCGGCAATGAAATGAAAGGGCTGGAAGTGCCGGCCCAAATCACCGAGACCACACTTCGTGAGCATCTGAAAGAGGCTGCAGCCGTCTTGACTCGCACGGCTGGAGACTCAGCCGCTACCTCCAAGGCAGTTGAGGATCTCTCTGGCAAACTTCAGGGTCTCATGGAAGCCCAAGCACGCCCAGCCGTGCGCTCGGTTGAGGGTGCCTCTGATCGTGAGCTGGTGCACCGGTATTGTGATGAGACCGGCCGTATCCATCTGAAGTCCAACACACGTCGCCTCAAGTTCGGTGGCCGCACTGCCGAGATTCACCAGCCTGGCCTTTTGGATGACAAAACGATCTTGACTGATTGGCAGTCTGACCTTCAAAAAGCGGTTGAGCGTCGGTCTCTGGTGCGTCTTGTGGCCAAGAACAATGAAACCCCTCGCACCGATGCAGAGATCCTCCAGATCCTTCACCGTGCTCCCAGTGGGATCCGTGGCCAGATTGAGAAGGCCATCACTGACTCTGCTGGATCTGGTGCTGAGTGGATCCCAGATGGAACCTTTCCCTCAATCTATGAGGAGTTCCAGGTCCCCAATGCAGTGGCTGCACTTTTCGGCACCATTGACATGCCAAATGCAACCATGCTGCAGCCCAGCCTGACCACCGGCGTTCGTCCTTACAAGCGCAATGCAATCTCCAGTGATGACCCTGCTAACTACACCGGATCCACGCCGGTGAGCAGTGAGACCACCATCAGTGTGGCAAACTGGGCCGTGCGCGTGGTCTATGATGAGATGGATGCAGAGGATGCAGTGGTGGCCATGGAGCCTCTGGTGCGTCGGCTGGTCGTTGACGCTCTCAATGACGGCTATGAGGACTGCATGATCAATGGTGACACCAACGCAACTCATCAGGATGATATTGCAAACTGGAACATCCGAAGCCGTTGGGGTGCCAGTGGGCTTGGTGGAGCGGCTGATCATCGCCGGATCTTCCTCGGTCTCCGTGCTCTGGCTGCAGACCGCTCCCAGACCATTGACATGGGATCGGCACAGACCGTCACTGGTCTGATGACGGATCTGGTAGGGGGCATGGGAGAACGTGCAGCCTCTCAACTGGCCATCATCGTCAGCCCGGAAGTCTTCTACCAAAAGCTCTTGGCTGACACCAATGTCCTGACCTTGGACAAACTTGGCACCGGCGCCACTCTCCTCAGTGGCCAGCTGGCCAGTGTGTTTGGTCACCCGATCATTGTGAGCCGCTACCTCTCGGCAGATCTGGCTGCAACTGGTCTGTACACCGGCTCTGGTGCTCTCTCTGGTGTGCTGGCCGTTGACCGCTCGGCCTTCTACCACTACCAACGCCGGGGCGCCTTGGTCGAACTTGAGCGCGATATCAAGACCGGTGGAACCCATGTGGTGGCCACATTGCGCCGGACTTTCCGCACTGTGTCTGGTGCCTCTGAGGCCGTGGCACGGTTTGGATACAACTGGCTCTCCTGATCTAAGCAACAGACCGGCCGGCCAGCATGCCGGCCGGTCATTCAAACACTTTGGAGGATACAATGGGTATCAATCAACGGGTCATCACTTCCCCTCTGCTCTTTGGCACTGATGCCACTGATGCCGCTCGAGTGGTCTGGCCATATGCTGAAAAAGGCAAACTTGAGGCTGTCTACCTCGAGAACGGTTTGCTCATCTCGGCAGACAACACCAACAATGTCACCATCTCTGGCACCATGAACTCAACCACCATCTTCAGCCGTCAAACCAATGTGGCCGGTGGTGCTCTGGCTCAGGGTGTTGAGTCCCAGTCTCTGGGAGCCAGCATGGTCGGTGAAAAGTTGGAGGTCTCGGCTGGTGACACCATCTCATTGGATGTGGCCAAGGCCGGCACTGGCCCCAACTATCGTGTGCAAGTCTCTTTGGTGTTCAATCTCATCAACTGAGATGTGTGGGGTGTCTTGTGGCTTTGACTGATGCAGCACATGTCTCAACCATGTCTGGAGGCTCCATTGCCTCTGATGAGGTTGGGATGGGTGAGTTGATCTTGCATGCTGGGATCATCATTGCTCGGTGGTGTGGATACCCTCCAGCCTCGGCTGGAGCGGCTCCCACCATGGAGCCAGCCACTTACACCCTGTATTCCCAGACCAATCAAGTCATCGTCAAGAGTGGCCGTGAGTTGGTGGTGGAGCCATACCCCGTGACCTCCATCACCAGCATCCATGATGACCCTGATGAGGAATACACGGCTGCAGATCTTGTGGTCTCCACCGACTACCTCCAGAGAGGTTTGCACGGTGAGATCATACGGCTGAAGGCAGACAGCCTCCATGGTGGCTGGTCACACTCTCAAAATGCCATCAAAATCGTGTGCCAGGCTGGCTTTTCATCGATCCCAGATGATCTTGAGCATGCAGCCACTGAGTTGGTGTTGCACATGTACAACCTCAGGAGCCGACGGGGTGTGTCAGCCACAAGCAGCCCAGATGGCCTCAATGTGTCATATCGGACTGAGGAAATACCAGACCACGTCAAACAGCTGTTGTGCCAATACCGGCTCCCATCGGTTTACATGCCATGAGTGTCAAGCCGATCCAGCAATACCCTCTTGATCTTGGGTATGCTGCAGACCACTTCACTGACCGAGTGAAAGCAGCTGTCAAGCACACCATGGAGACTGCTGAGAGGCTGGCCATCCAGAATGCCTCTGGCCGTGTGCTTAATAAAAGAACGGGCCGGCTGGTCAACTCCATCAAACACACCGTCAAGACCAG